AAATTATCTTAGACGAAAATGGAAAATTCATTACAAACGCTGAGCCGTACGGACAACAGTCCACAGTCGGCAAACCTCCTTATTTTGCAGGAAGACAAACCCTTGAAAATATTAGAAACAATAGTCAAGGCTGGGGTACTCACACCATTAGCAATGGCTAAAACAGGGCACCAATACCTGAGAATTAGAGAATACAACCGTGAGGAAGTAAGGATACAAGAAGCATTCGGTTATCTCTTTGCACACATTGCTACTCTTGTGGGACTCAAAGGAGAAATAGACCCTATTCAGAAGCAGGAAATTTGGAACGTCGTTTTTAGCCGTTTTTCGGGACTTTCTTTTCAAGAGATATACAAAGCCTTTCAGATGGACAGAAGCGGGGAATTTGGCGACGTAACCGACCACTATCAGTTTTTTGACGTGTCATACGTCTGCAAGGTTTTGGGAAGATACCGCCAGTGGTTGCAAGACACCCAGCGAGTGCATAACATTAACATTTCACAATTACCAGAGAAAAAAAACACGATGACAGAAGAAGAAACAGAAGCCTCAGTGCTTAGTTGGCTTACAGGACATTTTGAGGAATATAAGGAAACCAAGAAGTTACCTATACTATCCGTGCCTGTGTACGACGCACTCTATCGGCGAGGTGTGTTACAACCTTACTTCGCTACACTTACAGAGAATGACAAGCAATTAATGCGTGCGGAAACTGAGAAGCGACTTCGACAAGAGCAGACGAAGGCTAAGGATAAGAAGGAGTTTAGTGCTATTAAGACACTATTAGAACAATATAAGAAGGGCGTAAACGATACTGAGGGTAAACTGATGAGTTTTAAGGAGGAAAACACTTTGAAATTCTTCTACGACTACCTCATTACACAAGGTAAGGAACTTTCGGAATTATTAACACCTAAGAAACAATGAAACTCATAGACCTATTCAGCGGTATTGGTGGCTTTTCGCTCGGTTTTCAGCGGGCAGGATACCAATTTACCGAGCATTATTTCAGCGAAATAGATAAACACGCAATTGCTAATTATAAAAACAATTTTCCAAATGCAAAACACATCGGAGATATTACCACTATTCACGGAGGAGACTTTACAGGAATTGACATTATCACTTTCGGTTCGCCTTGCCAAGATTTCAGCCTTGCTGGAAAGCGTGCAGGGCTTAAAGGTAACAAAAGTAGCCTTATCAAGAAAGCAATTGCCCTCATTGCTGACATCAGACCAAGTGTATTTATCTGGGAGAATGTTAAAGGCGCATTCTCCTCAAATGCTCGCGCAGACTTTTGGGCAATTCTCCAAGCGTTTGCCAAAATTGGGGGTTATCGACTTGAATGGCAATTGCTTAATACAAGCTGGTTACTACCCCAAAATAGAGAGCGGATATACCTTGTTGGACATCTCGCAGGACGAAGTGAGTGCGGAGTATTTCCTATCCGAGAAGATGATTGCCTTCCTACAACAAAAACGCAAAGTCAATTTCAAGCCCAAATTAGTGGAACAATAAAAGCCAATGGCAATATGAATGCTGACGATACTTACATACAAGTAGGCACTTATCGCACTCACAACGACGGTAAGGGATTTCGTGAAGTGAAAAGCAATATTGCACCTACTATCCCGGCAAGAGCAAGGGAAGACGGTAGCGGTATGCCCGTAATACGCCAACTCCCACGTGGCAAAAACAAAGGTGCAGACCTCAAAATCTGCCCTACCATATCAAGCAACGCCTTTCAAGAAAACAACCTACTGGGAGGGGTTAGAAGACTAACAGAAATAGAATGTGAACGCTTGCAAGGTTTTCCTGATAACTGGACACAATACGGCGACTACGATGGCACTATAAAACCAATTGCCAAAACACAACGCTACAAGCTCATTGGTAATGCCGTAACTGTGGATATAGTAGAATTGATAGCAAAACGATTAAAAATTACAGAACAATGAAAAAACAATTATCAAAAGAAAGAGAAGCAGTAGAGTTATTTGAGTACGCTGCACGTAACCTCATCAAGGAGTTTTGCGACAAGCAAGAATTACAATTTGAATTCGATAATTACGATGTAGGCATAGGTATTATATGTCTATCTGATTACTTCTTCAATATCGAGGATATATACTTCGATATGAAGAACGACAAGCCGAAGGGCAAGATATTGCAATGGTACGACTATGTACTAATGAAAGAGTCCAACATCAATTACCGCTCCTATTGTATGGGAATGAGAGAAGAATTAATAACTAAAAAATCAAAGAAATGAATACCTTACACTTAACATTAAAGAAGAAATGGTTTGATATGATACTATCAGGCGAGAAAACCGAAGAATATCGCGATATCAAACCGTATTACAACCTTCGCCTTATTGGACGAGAATACGACAGTGTTGTATTTCGCAATGGCTATGCTCGTGATGCTCCAAGCCTCACCATAGAATTAAAAACCATACGCTTTGGCACTGGTAAACCCGAATGGGGTGCAGAAGAAGGTAAAACCTACTTCGTACTATACTTAGGAAAAATTATTAACACTAAAAATATCAACAAATGAAAACAATCGAAGAACTCGTCCCACTTATCCAAGAATGGGCAAAAGAAAGAAAAATCTATGAGCAACTAACGCCCTTTGATGAACTCCTCAAAACCCACGAGGAAGTTGGCGAACTTATCAAAGCGTGTTATGACAGCGACAAAACCGCTATTCAGGACGCCATAGGTGATGTAATGGTAACACTGATTAACTACTGTTATATGATAGATGGAGATGCTGTATCCTTTTTTGGCAAGTACAAAAAAACAGTTTGAGATGAGTATGCAAAAGCAATATATATATCACTTACAATTAATGAAACTTTATCAGAATTGATGAGAAGTGCTTGTATTTATAAAATAAGAATAAGTGATAGTATAAGCCTTTATATATCATTGATATTTGATTGTTTTTACAATTTGGCTGACTTGTATAACACCACCCTTGAGGAGTGCTTGAACCTCGCTTACAACGAAATCAAAAACAGAACTGGTAAAATTATTAACGCAAAATTTATCAAAGATGAATAAATTGAATTACCCCAATTGGCTCGTATCCTTAGATATAGCCCAAGAACTCAAAGGAATAGGATTTGATGAACGTTGTCTATTTGCTTTTGACGCCGAAAAGAACGATTTATATCTCATTCAAAGAGAGAAAAAAGACTGCGTGTGGTATGAGGATATTTCACTGTTATATGAGCCAGTAGTTCCTCCTGATAGTTTTTTAGTCCCCACTTGGGACGACACCCTTGATTGGTTCAGAGCGAAGGGCTACAAGATAACATTCAAAGATATTAACATCGGTACGCAATGCGCATTCTACCACTTGGATATTAAAGGGGGGCACACGTTTAGCCACTTTGCAAAGAAGTACGAGAAAGCACGTGAAGGATTAGTACTTAAACTAATTGAAGTACATAAGGAATTTGGTAATAACATTAAACGATTTGATTAATGAAGAACAGGAAAAACAAAGTATTAGCGTGTATAATAGCACCAATAGTAATATTCATATTATTGTATCTGATGTTCGCTTTTATTACAGCAGAATTTGATTTCAGAGAATGGGGGAGTACTCCAAGAGGTGGACTAATTTTAATTTGGCTACCACTCACTGTGTTAGAAATAGGCATAATAATAGATACAGATTAACGAGAAAATCAAGAGACAAAGACATTTTTTCATTCTTTGTCTCTTTTTTTTGTAAAAAATATTATATGTAAAACATTGATTATATAGTAGTTATACACTTTTGTTACAGATATAACAAAATAAATGAAAAAAAATATGCAAAAAACTTGTACAATAAAAATTATTGCCGTATCTTTGTCGTGTAAAATTAAAGCAAGAACAATTATTAATATTAAAAACTCAAAGAAAAATGAAAGATTTATTCAACAAATTAGCAGAAAGAAAAGGTGATTATTCAGTAAGTGAATTAAGACCTATTGTAGATGATTTAGCATCTCAAATCGTAGCATTAGAACCTTACACTATAGAGGTTGATAAACAATGGTCAGGTTATGGCACTTGGAAATCCAAAGGCTGGGTTAATAAAGCGTACTTCGGTGAAGAATTAGCTAATATCATTGTTAAAGCTCTTAATGGTAAGATAACTCACGATGAAGATTATGAGTTCGAATTAAAAGACTTTGAAGAAGCAATAAACGAACGCATCTGTGAATACTTATACTAAGTAATTGCAAAACAAAAGCCCCTAATGTAGTGTTAGGGGCTTCACTTTGTAAAATTAAAACAATTCTAACGATTTAAAAACCCTTAGAAATGAGGGTGCAAAAATACAAAATAATATGCAAAAAATAAAAAGATTTGAATTAAAAATGCCAAAATTTCTATTGGCATTTGAGCCTGAGCGAATGCCTAAGGGCTTTCAGTTTATTTACTCGCCTCATTACCTATCATTGGTATTGGTAATTAGAGAGCGTACACAACAAGTAGCACTTAACGATGAATTAGTGCATAAACCTCAGAAGTTATATGTATGTAATGAATATGAGCAATTCAAACTCATAATAATTCAGAACAACGTAAAGATAACAGGAGGGGAATTGGCTCCCAAAATATCAGAAACACAATTCTTAGATGAAGCGTGGGAATGGTATAATACTAATATGATAACACAAGAATAATTATGACTCCACACGACAAAGTAATATACATCATTCAGCAATTGGAGTTATCTGATAGCAAGGTAGCACGTGCGATACAGAAGGGCGTATCAACTACCACTCACAAGAGAATGAAACTAAGAGGGGCGAAATTCAGCGAAGAAGAATTTACAAGACTTCGTGATTTCTACCTCGAAAAACTCAGAA